AAACGTAACTAACTCTGCAGCTACAACTGCTGGTGAAGTTAGAATTACTATTTTGTATCAACAAAATAATAATTTAAGTTAATAAATAATTAATGTGGGGCTTCGGCCCCACATAAATTTAACGGAGAAAAATTATGGCAACATCAGATCAACAGTTTTCTTGCAGAACTTCCGATGGAAGATTTGGTAGAGCAACAGACGCATCTAGTAATTTTATTGGTCCAGCTAGAATAACTTATATTCAAGCTGAAGGAGTGGCTAATAGTAATATTAAAATTTATGATGGAACAGATGCAACTGGCGCTTTAGTTTACGAAGCTAATTGTGGAACAGAAGGTATAGACGTTTATGTTCCTGGAAGCGGAATTAGATGCAGAACTGGAATATATTTAGATTTAACTAATACTACATCGGTTACTATTGGTTATACTGGCTAGGAGGTTAAATGGCTAACACTACCTCAGGTACAACTACATTCGATAAAACTTTTTCTATTGATGAAATAGTAGAAGAGGCTTTTGAACGTCTTGGTATTCAAGATGTAACAGGTTATCATTTAAAAACTTCTAGAAGATCTTTAAATATAATGCTTCAAGAATGGGGCAATAGAGGTATTCATTATTGGGAAATAGCAGAAACTAATATTGACATGATTGAAGGTCAAGCAGAATATAAATTTTTTAGAGCAAGTTCAGATGGCACAAGTGCAACAACCACGCCAACGAATGGTATTTATGGTATGTCAGATGTTCTTGAAGCACAGCTAAGATCTAATAGAACTCAAACAACTCAATCAGATTCTCCAATGACAAAAGTAGATAGATCTACTTATGCAGGTTTTTCTAATAAATTATCAAAAGGTACACCCAATCAGTATTGGGTACAAAGATTTATAGATCATGTAAGTATTAGTGTTTATCCAACACCTGATTCAACAAATGCATCTAAAGACATGCACATATATTATATTAAAAGAATACAAGATATAGGTGCATATACAAATGCAACTGATTTACCTTTTAGATTTGTACCATGTATGGTTTCAGGATTAGCTTATTATTTATCTATGAAATATAATCCACAACTTACACAACAAATGAAAATGTTATATGAAGATGAATTCCAAAGAGCATTACAAGAAGATGGTTCAGCTTCAAGTACATACATAACACCTAAAACTTATTACCCAGGAACATAATGTCTAAATACGCAACAGGAAAATATGCAAGAGCGATTTCAGATAGATCAGGTATGGAGTTTCCATACAGAGAAATGGTCAGAGAATGGAATGGTGCATTTGTTCATGTTTCAGAATACGAACCCAAGCAGCCACAATTAGAACCTAAACCACAAGGTGCAGATGGCATTGCATTATTAAATGTAAGATCAGACAGAACAGAACCAGCTACAACTGTTAGACTACCAAACAATTCTTTTGAAACATACCAAGCGGGATCTGCTATTATAAATGTTTTTGCACCAGGTCATGGTTTAACTGACAACACAACGTATAGATTTAGAGGAGCACCTACAACTTCTCCAGGAACAGGAACTTCCACGAACCCTGTTTTTGCTTACGCTGCAATTCCAAATTTTGATGGCATATCAGGATCTAATGTTACAAAAGCTGCAGGATACACAATAAGAACTGGAAAATATAAATCGGGTGCAAGAGATGCATCAAATGCTTATTTAACAGATAATTTTTTCTTTTTTACAGTTGATACAAATACTGCTACAAGTGGAAATATAAAAGGAGGAGGTTATGGGTGTTCAGTAGGACCTATAACTATAGAAGCGTAATGAAAAAAATTTGGAATTGGATTAAAAATTTATTTATACCTAAATTAAGATTAGAAGACAAAGTTATAAAAGGTTATTGCGATGAACATAGTAAATATAAACATCGTTGTCCTAAATGTAGAGAGTTAGCAGGAGTAGTATAATGGCCTATACTTTAGATAATTTAAGAACCGATATTAGAAATTATACAGAAGTTGATGATAGCGTACTATCAAATACAGTATTAGATAGTATTATTAAAAATACAGAAAATAAAATTTACAGAGAAGCAGACTCCGATGATAATAGATTTTATGCTACTTCAAGTTTAGCTACTGGAAATAGGTATGTAACTATACCCTCGGATTTAAGATTTATTAGATACGTACAATTAAAAAACTCAGCTGGAGATCAAGTATTTTTAGAAAAAAAAGATACTAGTTATATGGCAACTTATTACGATACTCCAGGCACTCAATCTGGTTTTCCTAAATATTATGCAAATTGGGATGCTAGTTTTTGGTTAGTAGCCCCTACTCCAGACTCAACTTATGAAATTACATTAGCATATACAAAACAACCAACAAGTCTTACAGATTCTTCTGTTAGCTCTACTGGGACATATGTTTCAAATAAATATCAGGATTTACTTTTGTACGGATGTCTGGTAGAAGCATATGGATACTTGAAAGGTCCTGCAGATATGTTACAATACTACATGCAGGCTTTTAACAAAGCTTTACAATCGTATGCGATCGAACAACAAGGTCGAAGACGCCGAGACGAATATCAAGATGGGGTTATTCGTACTCCTTTGAAATCACCATCACCCTAAACTAAGGAGAAAAATAAATGGCTAATATAGTACCTGACTCTTTTAAAACAGACCTACTTGGTGGTGTGTTTGATTTTGATTCATCTGGTGGATCAACTTTTAAACTTGCGCTTTACACATCTTTAGGTGGTTTTAGTACTTCTACAACAGCTTATACAACTACCAACGAAGTTTCTTCATCTGGTACAAGTTACACAGCTGGTGGAAATACTTTAACTAATAATGGTGTAGCAGTATCAAGTAATATTGCATTTGTTGACTTTGCAGATTTAACTTTTAGTTCTGTAACTTTAACAGCAGTAGGAGCTCTGATTTATAAAAGTTCATCTAATGAAGCAGTATTAGTATTAGATTTTGGCGGATCAAAAACTGCAACGAATGGTGATTTCGTTATTCAGTTTCCAACTGCTAACTCATCTAGTGCAATCATTAGACTTGGCGACGCGTAATAAAATTTGGAGTAGTAAATGGCTTTAGTAATTAACGATAGAGTTAAGGAAACAAGTACAACTACGGGAACAGGAACGTTTTCACTAGCTGGTGCAGAAACTGGTTTTGAAACTTTTGTTGCTGGAGTTGGAACAGGTAACACGACTTACTATAGTATTGTTCTTGATGGAACAAATGAGTTTGAAGTAGGTATAGGAACTGTTACTGATGCTTCACCTGATACTTTATCAAGAGACACAGTTATCTCTTCATCAAACAGTGATAACAAACAAGATTTTTCTTCGGGTGGTAAAACAGTATTCTGTACATTACCTGCATCGAGAGCTATGTCTCCATCTATGACAGCCACAGGTTATGTAGTCACTCACGCAACAACTTTAGATGAAGATCAAACTTTAGCTTCAGGAGTTCTTGCAGGACCTGTAACTATAACAGGTACACAAACAGTAACAGGGACATTGGTAATTTTATAATGAGTCAAGTAGAAGTAGATAAAATAATTCCACAATCAGGCACAACATTAACTGTTGGTGATTCTGGTGACACGGTTACATTTACATCTGGTGCAAATTTATCAGTTGATGGAACAGTAAAATTAGATGGTAATTATCCGACAGCAACTAATAACGTTGCGTTAGGAAATGCTGCTTTAGATGATGGAAGTTTATCAGGTAATCAAAATACAGCTGTAGGTTCTGCATCATTAAGTGCAAATACTTCTGGTGCTAATAATACAGCAATGGGTTGTGGTGCTTTAGTTTTAAATACTACTGGTACAGATAATACTGCTATTGGTTCAGGATCTTTAGATGCAAACACAACTGGTAATTATAATACAGCTGTAGGTCATTTGTCACTTACTGCTAACACAACGGCAGATGATAACACAGCCATAGGTAGAAGTTCTATGTGTAAAAATACTACAGGAGCTTCAAACACAGCTGTAGGCAGATTAGCTTTATTTAATAACACCACAGCAAGTAATAATACAGCTGTCGGTAAAAGTGCTTTATGTTCTAACACAACAGGTTCACAAAATATAGCTATTGGTCATAGTGCACTTATAGCTAATACAACAGCAGAAAATAATACAGCTGTTGGTTTTAGAGCTTTATGTTCTACTACAACAGGATTTGATAATGCAGCTGTAGGAAGAAATGCATTAGCAAGTAATACAGCTTCAAGTAACACAGCAGTAGGTGCTTTTTCTTTAAATTCTAACACCACAGGAACAAAAAATACGTCAGTTGGTAAATGTACTTTAGCAAGTAATACTACAGGTAATTGTAATACTGCATTAGGTGTAGATGCTTTAACTACAAACTCAACAGGCGCAAATAATACAGGTATTGGAGAACATGCTTTAGCAAATAATACAACAGCTAATAACAATACAGCGGTAGGTTATTTTTCATTAAATACTAACTCTACAGGAGCTCAAAACGTAGGGTTAGGTTGTGGTGCATTATCATCAAACACTACAGCTAGTGAAAACGTGGGAGTTGGACATGGTTCTTTAGGGGATAATACAACAGGTGGAAATAATACAGCAATAGGTAGTTTTTCTTTAAGAAATAACACAACAGCAAATAATAATACGGCAGTAGGTTTTTGTGCTTTAAAAAGTAATACTACAGGTACAAATAATATTGCTATTGGTTCAGAAACACTAAAACTAAACACTACAGCAGGCGCAAATATTGCCATAGGTAATTTAGCTATGGATGCTAATACAACAGGTGATGAAAATACGGCTGTTGGTACTTCAGCAATGGGTGCTAACACTACAGGTGAGTATAATACAGCATTTGGAAGAAGTGCATTAACTGCAAATACCACAGCAGATTATAATACAGCTATTGGTTATGAAGTTTTATGCGACAACACAACAGGAGATCGTAATGTTGGTTTAGGTAGTCTTGCTTTATGCTCTAACACAGAAGGAATTAGAAATGTTTCGGTAGGTTATGGTACTTTATCTAACAGCATAACAGCATCTAATAATACAGCAGTTGGTTATTTATCTTCAAATGCTAATACGACAGGTGACTTTAATGTTTCTATGGGTGCTTATTCACTTGATGCTAATACTACAGGTGTTGATAATACTGCCATAGGAAGTTACACATTATCTGCTAATTCTACAGGAGTAAGAAATGTAGCCATAGGTTATGCTTCTGGATTTAATAATACTACAGCTAACGACAATACATCAGTTGGTGCTTGTGCTTTATATACTAACACAACAGGTGGACAAAATACTGCTTTTGGTACAAATGCTTTAGCTGCTAATACAACAGCTTCATGTAATACAGCATTTGGTTGTGGTGCAATGAAATCTAATACTACAGGATCGGTAAACACAGCTTTTGGTAGAGGTGCTTTATGTTCTAATACAACAGGAGTTAATTCAACAGCTATTGGTCAATTAGCTTTAAGAGATCAAACCACTGCTGGGAGTGGAAATGTTGCTGTTGGAGATTTAGCAGCTCTTGCAACAACAACAGGTGGACACAATGTTGTTATGGGTAACTCTGCATTTAGATGTAACACTACAGGTGCAAACAATACTGCTATCGGAGTATTTGCTTTAATGGAAAATACAACAGCAGGTGATAACGTAGCTGTTGGGTGTAGAGCTCTTTGTGATAACACTACAGGTACAAGAAATGTTGCAGTCGGTAATTTAACTCTTGATAATGGTAATGCAAATAGTAATAGTGTTGCTATTGGTTATGCTGCATTAAGTAACACATCTAATTCTTCGACTGGTAATACAGCAGTAGGTAGTACAGCATTATTAAGTAACTCAGGAGATTCTAATACAGCAGTAGGATTTTGTTCTTTATATTCTAACACTACAGCTTTAAACAATGTTGCAGTAGGTAGAAGTTCTTTAGAATCTAACACAACAGGAACAAATGTTACTGCACTTGGTTCATATGCTTTAAGATGTAATACAACAGCTGATGGTAATGTGGCTGTAGGTTATGTTTCTTTATATGAAAACACCACAGGAGCAAATAATACAGCAGTGGGTTGTGGTGCATCATGTTCTAATACTACAGGATCAAGAAACACAGCGTTAGGTTTTAGAGCGCTATGTGCTAACACTACAGGAAGTGACCTCGTAGGTATTGGTTGTGGTGCTTTAATAAGTAACACAACAGGTGAATTAAATGTAGCAGTTGGTAGAGCTGCATTAGCAGATAATACTACAGGAGGTTGTAATGTAGCGATGGGTTATTTTGCTTTGGCTGCAAATACTACAGCTAATGGAAATACTGCATTAGGAAGAAGTTCAATAGGTTCCAACACTACAGGAGCAAATAATACAGCAGTAGGTTTTTGTTCTTTAAAAGGTAATACAACAGCTTCAAATAGTACAGCATTAGGTTATTCAGCATTAGAAGCTAACACAACAGGGGCAAACAATACAGCAGTTGGTTTTCAAACACTTCTTGCTAACACTACAGGAGCAAACAATACAGCTCTTGGTCTTCAGTCTATGTATTACAACCAAACAGGTAGCAAAAACGTAGGTGTCGGTAATAACTCATTAGGAGCTGGTGGTGCAGGCGGAAGTTTCTCTAGCAATACAGCAGTTGGTTTTGATGCTTTAAGAGAAGTTACAACAGGTTCTAATAACGTAGCAATTGGAACTTGTGCGTTAGAAAATAATACAACAGCAAATGAAAATGTAGCTGTTGGAAGATGTTCTATGTTTGCTAATACTACAGGAACTCAGAACGTAGCAATTGGTAGTTATTCTCTAGATTCAAATACAACAGGAGACCATAACGTAGCTATGGGTTATCTTGCTTCATGCACTATGACAGATGGTAATAGAAATGTTGGTATTGGTAGAGCAGCTTTACAAAGCTCTACAACACCAAATGATAACACAGCAGTAGGAGATCAGACGTTAGCAAATAATACTACAGGTGCTGGTAATACTGCCATAGGTAGAGCTGCTATGTTAGGAAACACTACAGCTAGTGATAATACTGCTATTGGTTGTTATGCTGTGTTAAGCAACACAACAGGTATTAGAAATCTTGGAATAAGTAAATGTGCTTTAGGAAATAACACAACAGCTTCTGACAATATGGCTATTGGAGTTTGTGCTTTAAAAACTAGTCAAACAGCTGGCGATAACATGGCTATCGGTAATTTTAGTTTAAGAGATAATACATCTGGTAACAATAATACATCAATAGGTCTTTCAGCAATGAAAGAAAATACAGAAGGTATATCTAATACAGTGGTGGGTAGATCAGCATTGTGTGCTAATACAACAGCATCGAATAATACAGCTGTAGGTAGATCAGCATTAGCTGCTAATACTACAGCAGATAATAATACAGCTGTAGGTAGATCAGCATTAGGTGCTAATACTACAGGTACAGCTAATGCAGCTGTTGGTTGTGGTGCTCTAGACGCAAATACAACGGGTAGTAATCACACAGCAATGGGTAGAAATGCTTTAACGTCTAATACAACATCAAGTTCTAATTCAGCTTTTGGTGGAAACTCCTTAAATAATAATACAACAGGTAGTTTTAATACAGCACTTGGTTATGATGCTTTGTTGTTAAACACAACAGCAAATAATAATACAGCTGTTGGTACAGACAGTTTAAGAGCAAACACAACAGGTACAAATAATTCATCATTTGGTAGATTTGCTTTAACTGCAAACTCAACAGGTTCATCTAATACAGCAGGAGGTACAGATTCTTTAAAAGCTAACACCACAGGTGCCTCTAACACAGCATTAGGTTATTTATCTTTAAGAAATAACACAACAGCATCAGATAACACAGCAGTTGGTCATCAAGCATTATTTACAAATGCTACAGGTGCTAACAATGTTGCTATAGGAAAAAATGCTTTATATTATAATACTGCCTCAAGTAACACAGCAGTTGGTCAATTAGCAATGACTAATACTACTACTGGTACTAACAATACAGCTGTTGGACAAAATTCTTTAACAGCTAATACAACAGGAGGAGCAAATATAGCAATAGGTGTAAACTCTTTAGATTCAAATACGACAGGTGCAGATAATACAGGAATAGGATTCCAAACATTATGCACTTTAACAAATGGAAATAGAAATACAGCTGTTGGTAAAAATGCTTTATTAAATATGTCAGGCAGTGGAGATAGAAATAATACTGCCATAGGTCATTCTGCTGGTACTAATGTTTCTACAGGTTTTAATTTAACTTTATTAGGATATAGTGCAGAACCATCATCAGGTACAGCTACCAATGAGATTACACTTGGAGACGCAAATGTTACTACTCTCAGAATGGGTAATGGTGTCAATATAGTTAGTGGGGGCGCTTTAGTTGGTGGTGGCGGTGGAGTAGGCTCAGTTAAAGCATACGTCAATTTCAACGGAACAGGAACAGTATCTGTAACAAATAGTGCTAACGTAAGTAGTGTTACTGATAATGGAACTGGAGAATATATAGTTAATTTTTCAAATGATTTAGATGACGCTAATTATGTTGTTGCTGGTGCTGGTAGAGATCCAAATGATAATACTTCAATTGCTAACGGAATGGGTTTAGGTAGATCAAATAGTATTAAAGAAGATGGAAGATGTGAAATAACTACTTATAATGATGCTACAAATTCTTTACTAGATTTACCAGAAGTTAATGCAGTTTTTATTGAATAATGTTAAGGAGAAACAATGAGTAAAATAATATATAAAAATAAATTACCAAATAGAGATAGCGATATATCAATAATAACACCAACACCAGAGGCATTAGAAACAATGACTATCGATGAAATAGCTAAAAAAGATGTGCCTACTGGTTTTTCATATAAAATTGTAGATGACAGTTCTGTTCCTACAGACAGAACTTTTAGAAATGCATGGACTATTGATGAATCAGAATTGACAGATGGAGTTGGAGAATGATTACAATAGATATTTCAAAAGCTAAAGATATTTGGAAAGATAAAATAAGAGTTGCAAGAAAACCTGCATTAGAAAAATTAGATGTTGATTTTATGAAAGCAAATGAGAGTGGCGAAGACACCACCTCTATTGTTGCTGATAAACAAACACTAAGAGACTTACCAAGTGAAGTAGATACAGCCACAACAACAGATGAAATACAAGATGTATGGAATGATATGTTAGGTGAAAAATAGGATATTGAAGTATAAATTATTTTTGTTATAACTTATTAAAAAATGAAAGGAAATATAATGTTAAATACATATGTCGTAGAAGGTGGTGTTGGTAAATGTGCTGCATTTACTGCTTTACTACCAAAATTAAAAAAGAAATCAGAGGTGCAGGTATACACACCTTACATTGATTGTTTTGCAAACAATCCTGATGTTAAACTTGTATTAGAACAAAGTTTACCTTTAAGTGATCCAAGGATTATGGCATCTGATAATATATATTATTCAGAACCTTACAAATCTAATTTTCAGTTTGGTAAACAACATTTAGTTGAAAGTTATTGTGAACATCATGGTGTTGAGTATGATAAATCAATGACTCCTAAATTATATACAGAGCAGCATAAAGCATCTGTTAACAAATGGTTAGGTGATAATAATATTGGTAAATACATTATGATTCAATTTAGTGGCGGTCAATCTAATTGGAATTATGGAAGCAACGTTCAATATCAAAACATAAATCCAAATAGAAACTATCAACCATTTCTTGCTCAACAAGTTGTTAATATGTTGTTGGAAGAATATAAAGATACAACAATAATAAATTGTGTATTACCTAATGAACCTCATTTTGATGGCACTATTGGATGTGATTTACACTGGGCCCAAATACATGAAATGTTAAAAGGAGCTGAAGGGTTTATTAGTATTGATAGTTGTCTTCAACATTTTTCAGCATCAGCAGAAAAACATGGAGTGGTTATATGGGGGTCAACCAGATGGACACAATTTGGTTATTCTCACAATAAAAATCTACATTTTCACATGGGAAAAGAATGGGATGAATCTAAATTTATTGATAGTGATCCAAGAAATAATATGGTAGAACCTA